GCCAACCTTGACTCCCTGCGGGATGCCACAGGTTCGCACATTATGATCGTGCATCACTCAGGCAAAGACACAGCGAAGGGTGCGCGTGGACATAGTTCACTGCGGGCAGCAACAGACACCGAGATCGAGCTTGAGGTCGAGGGCAGCATCCGCACAGCGACAGCGACCAAGCAGCGTGATCTGGAGCCGAAAGACCCCATCGTGTTTCAACTCAAGGTTCACGAACTGGGCCGTGACGAAGACGGCGATGCGGTGACGACTTGCACGATCACAGAGGCCAGCGAGGAAGACATCGCAGACGCAAACCAGAAGCGGCCAGCGGGGGGGAACCAGAAGACAGTGGTCTCCGCGTTCAAGCAGTTGCGCGGCGAAGGCGTCGGTGGTGAGAACCCAGTCGGCGCAGGATGGCCCGAAAGCGGCAAGTTCTGGTGCATCGACGAAGAGCGCCTGAAGGAGTTTGCGCAGGGTAAAATGACCGCTGCTAACCCCCGAAGCGCGTACATCGCAGCCACAAAAGCACTGATCGCGAGCGGCTACATGTGCCAAAATGAGGGCAAAATATGGATTACTGCGAAGGAAGGTAGGGTTGTGTGATGTATGAATTTGTACGAAAAGCCGTATCGTTTGTTTTCAATGGGTTACAGAGACGTTTCATACATTTCATACAAATTCATACACCGTTTCGTACAAAAGGACAAAATGTATGAAATGTACGATTTGCCTATAGGGCATATCGTACATACAAATCATACACACAAAGGCAGAGAAGAAAGAGAAAGGGACAATGGCCATGAGACCACTTTACGAAACGCAGCAGGACAGAGAAAACGAGCAAAGCATGGCACGCATCATCGAGGGCCAGTTTGATTGCAGCCTCACCAAGATGCCGATCAAGCTGTCGCTCGATTACATGGCGACCCGCAACGGCAGTGCCGTAGCCTTCATCGAAGCGCGTCAACGCAAGACACCGATGCAGCAATATCCGACCTACATGATCTCGCTCTACAAGGTGATGATGGCAAGCACGCTGACGCAGGCGACTGGCCTGCCGTGTTTTCTCGCAGTGCAATGGTCGGACATGGCTGGCATCTGCAAGTTGCCGTCTGACGGCATGAGCATCAGGACTGGCGGCACGACGCGGCGCGGGGATGCGCAAGACATCGAGCCAATGGCATATTTCGACGTTGCCAACTTTAAGGTCATAGGCGGTGCAGCCAATGGCTAAAAAACCAAGCATGTCGGCGACGGAAGCCAAGAAAAAGGCGATGGCTAATCGTGGCACATACCAAGTCGCCACAAACTCTGACTATGGCAAGCCGTATCACAGGCTGACACAAGCTGCGGTTATGCCTTTCGTCAAGGCGTCCGCCGACAGCGTGGCGATCTGGGGCGACACGCTGCTGTCTTGCGTGCCTCCCGCGTTTGCCATCCGTTACCGCGAATTACAAAACAGTCTCGATGTGGCGATGGTCGAGGAGAAGCATCAGGAGGTCGCTGGGATCGCAGCGTCACTGGTAAAGGCTCTGGCTGTCATGGATACGACAGCGCGTGCTGCGGGTCACCTGCCGCCTGCGATCGACGGCCATCTAGTGCGATGGGGCGACACAACCTACTGCCTGCTTGCCAGCGGCGATATAAGCGCCGTCAGAAGGCAGCACCCGTCGCTTGTGGTCTATCACATGTCGGACGTTGCTGCCCTGCTCTCCGCGCGTTCTGACAGCCTGAAAGCCGTGGCTAACGCTTTCCCTAATGCGAGGATCACGCGTGTCGGACCTATGGTTGAAGATGTGATTGACCTGTGAGCGCAATGTGGACTATATTTTAATTGTATCTTGAAAGGATAATCAACATGGCTAAAGGCACGATCTCATATGAAACGCTCCATCGCAATTCAACAGAAATGGCGGATGAGCTGATGGCAAACGCTGTCAGAAGAATAGACACCTTGGGGCTTGAGCGCGACCCCGTGCTGATAGTCGCTTACATGCAAATAATCAGCGACGATTACGCGCTTATGGTTGCCGAACGGCGGGCCAACGGTCACGCTTGACCGCGTTGCAGCCATCCGCTAACGTCGCCGCAGGCACTCCTCCCGATGCCTACCTCCCTGCCTACTGGCCTGCCCTCCCACGGGTGGGCCATTTTTATAAAGGGGCAACGATGAAGACCCAGTTGATGATTGATATGTCTTTGGTTGATGAAGAAGCCGTTGGCTATGCGCTAGACTATTTGCTTGAAACCGTCGCAGAGATGCGGGCCGAGGATTTGACGTGGCAGGAAGCGTTGTTGGCGTTGGGGCAAGCGGCTGCTGTTGTCGCGGCTAAATTATCAAACGAGACAGTGCATTGACTATTGACCGCTGGCGCACGCCCGAAGCGGATGCATACCGCAAGCTGTATAAGACAAAGCAGTGGCGACATCTCAGGGAGGCTGTATTGCTGCGGGATATGTTCAGATGTGCGCGGTGCAAGGTCACACTGGTGCGCGGGAGAACCAGCCCAAGATCGGCAGTTGTCCACCATATCGAGGCGCACAAAGGCGACCCTGAGTTGTTCTTCGATGTAAACAACCTGCAAGCCGTTTGTTGGTCATGTCACTCTGGCGTGATACAGTCGGAAGAAATCAGGGGCTATTCAACAGAGATCGGCGTTGACGGATGGCCTGTTGACCCAAAACATTATGGAGCAAAATGATGGATATTCGACAGAAGATTAGCCTCCCGTGGTCACACCACGTTTCTCGCGGCAACATGGCATTGGCGCATGTGCATCACCAGTTTGGTCGCAATGTGGCCTGCACAACGACATATACTCCAGTCAGCGACATCGGCGTATATAGGACACCACAGGTGGGCGCTGCAACGCAACTAAGGGTAGCCGCTGGTGGTGACATAGCAGACGCGGCTGATGGCTCTGGTGCGCGTTCTGTGCGCCTGTGGGGCATCAATGCGCTCGGCGATGAGGTGATCGAAGTGATCGCCACCGCAGGAGCGTCTGCATCTGCACTGACAGTCAACTCATTTATTCGGTTATACCTTGTTGAGGTATATGAGAGCGGGGCATATGGGACACAAGACATTGGTTCGCACCTTGGGAACATAACCATCGAGGACGCCGCAGGCGGCACAGCGTGGGCGCAGATACAGTTGAACGGCTTCCCGTCAGGCGTAACTGGCATCGGGTCGATTACTGTCCCGCGCAATCATGTTGGCTTGCTTATATCGGCTCAAATCAACGTTGATGCGACTAAAGCGACTGACCTGATTATCCTAAAGCGCGAAGGAATATTGCAAACGGAAGCCCCATACAAATCAATTCAAAAGGTGCAAGAATTTATTGGGGTTCAGCGTTCCGTAACCATGAGTTTTGAGATGCCAATTAAATTCGGTGAGTTGACAGACATCGGTGTGCTGGCAAAGGTCAGCAATGGTTTTGGCGCGGTCAGTGTTGACCTTGAGGTGCTGATCCTCGAAGCCGAAAGCTGACGCGCATAGGGAGGGGTAGGTTGGATCGCTTGAGCGCACGACGCAGGACCGGCCATTGTAACTGACTATTTTTGCGTTTACGGAAAAAAAGGTAGAAATTCATGAGCCAGAAGAAGCGTTCAGATAAAAATAGCGTTACCGCAGCCGTTGAAAGCTTCGCTGGTGCGATAAATGACATCCCACTGCCGCAGGGCGTGGGTTTACGCAGCGATGAAGAATATGTAATCTGGGGACAGTTCACGCGCGCGCGCGCACGCGAGGACTGGCGCGACATGGATTTGCTTTTGCTTGCCAAGGTCGTTCGGATGGAAGCGGACATCAGAAAACATCAAGAAACACTAGACCGATCTGGAGTTCTCATCCAGAATAAGCGTGGGACGCTGGTTGCGAATCCGTTGCTTGCTGTTATTGACACATTGGAACGCAGGCAGATGGCGGTTATACGCTCGATGTCGTTGAACCAAATGGCTAGCGACCCAAGGACGATAAATGCAACTGGCAAAGCCGCAGGTGATACAGCAAACGCAATGTCATATTTTGAAGACGATGGTTTGATTGCTATGCCTGTAAGGAGACGATGATGGAATTTTACGAACACAAGATTGTTCAAGTTGAGGATTTGATCCCATACGCATTGAACAGTCGCACGCACAGCGATGCGCAGATTGCGCAACTCGCCGCTTCGATCCGAGAGTTTGGATTTACAAACCCGATCTTGATTGATGAGCAAAGCAATCTCATTGCGGGCCACGGTCGCTTGCTTGCCGCCCGCAAGGCAAAGATGACGCAAGTGCCAGCCGTTGTTGTGACTGGTCTCGATGACCGCAAGCGCCGAGCATTGGTCATCGCTGACAACAAGTTGGCGCTGAACGCTGGCTGGGACGAAGAAGCATTGCGCGTTGAGTTGGAAGACTTGGCTGGCGACTTCGGTGCGCTGATGGGGTTCTCCGAGGATGAGTTGGTGGAGTTGCTTAAAGGCGATGAAGGCACCGAGGGCTTGACCGATGAGGACGCCGTGCCTGATGCGCCAGAGGTTCCTGTCACGGTCGAGGGCGATGTGTGGCTGCTTGGGAGGCATCGCTTAATGTGCGGCGACAGCACCAGCATTGATGCAGTTGAGAAGCTGATGGATGGGCAGGCGGTGGAAATGATATTTACGGACCCTCCTTACAACGTGGCATTCAATGGTCGTAGCGGGAAGCATGACGTCATTAAAAACGATGATTTAGAGGCAGAAGAGTTCACTGACTTTATTGGTGAGGTTTGTTCTGTTATCAGCGCGATGAATGCCAAAGCTGTTTATGTTTGGTGTAATTGGAAATTTTATGGGGAGTTGCAGGGGCGGCTCCCTTACAAAGCCTGCATCGTTTGGGCAAAAAACGTGTTTGGGCTGGGGCGCGGGTATAGGCACCAGCACGAGTTTTGCCTTTTTGATGGCTCAGTGGATGATGCGATTAAGAACGAAAGCGACCTTTGGGAGATTAAGAAGGATACGCATTACGCCCACCCGACGCAAAAGCCAGTCGCTCTGTCTGTCAGGGCATTTGGCAACCACATTCGATTGACTAAGGTTCTTGACCTGTTCGGAGGCAGCGGATCGACTTTGATTGGGGCGGAGCAAACAGGACGAAGCGCTTACGTTATGGAACTGGACCCAAAGTATTGCGACGTCATCATCAAACGCTGGCAAGATTTCACTGGCGAAAAGGCAACCCATGCCGAGAGCGGGAAGACCTACGAGGAACTTTCAGCATGATAACGTTGACACTTCACCAAGATGAGGCCGATGCAGTCGAGCGCATTCTTGACATGCTGATCACCAATGAGGCGGCTGCGGCTGCCGTCTTCAGAGATGGTGCGGAGCGACGCAGCGTTTCCAGAGTATCCAAGAAACTTGGGTGGGCGAGGCAATGCAAAGCAGAGGCATGAGTGCGATTGAGGCGATGCTAAATGCTGTATTCGGCTATCTAATTAGCGTTGCCGCAAACTTCGCAATTTTGCCGCTGTTTGGTTATGCCGTGACAGTATCTGACAGCTTTGCAATCGGTTTAGCCTTCACGGCTGTCAGCTTGGTGCGATCTTATGCGCTGCGAAGGTTTTTCAACTGGAGAAGCAAATGACACGCGGCGAAAGGGTCTGCCAGTTTATTGAAACCTTTTGCCCAGTCCCAGAAGGCAAACTGGTAGGCAAGCCGCTTGTGCTGATGCCATTCCAAAGAAAGTTCATCTGCGATATTTACGACAATCCAAAAGGCACAAGTCGAGCATATCTCTCGGTAGGCCGAAAAAATGGCAAGTCGGCGCTGATTGCTGGTATTTTGCTTGCTCACCTTGTCGGCCCAGAGGCGCGGACAAACTCGCAGATCATTTCTGGCGCTCGATCCCGAGATCAGGCCAGTTTGGTATTTAAACTCGCAGAAAAGATGGTCAGATTGTCGCCGCGTCTTTCACAAGTTGTTCGAGTTATTCCATCTCAAAAGTCGCTCAAAGGCCTGCCGATGAACGTCGAATATAAAGCGATCAGCGCGGAGGCTGGAACAGCGCATGGCCTGTCGCCTGTGCTTGCGATCCTCGATGAAGTCGGGCAGGTTAAGGGGCAGCAGGATGCGTTTATCGAGGCCATTGAGACAGCCCAAGGGGCGCACGACGATCCGCTCCTGATCGCGATCAGCACGCAGGCCGCAACCGATGGCGATCTGTTTAGCATTTGGCTCGACGATGCGAAGAACGCCAAGGACAAGCGGATCGTGAGCCACGTTTACACAGCGGAAAAGGATTGCGACGTGATGGATCGCAAGGCGTGGAAAGACGCCAACCCAGCCATCGGCGAGTTTCGCAGCCTGACCGATGTCGAGGACTTTGCAAATCAAGCCGCCCGATTGCCAGCCAAGGAAGCCAGCTTCCGATGGCTATATCTAAACCAACGGGTCGAAGGCACGTCGCCATTGCTGAACCGCACTGAATGGATGGCAAACAGCGAAGCGCCTGACTTTGATGCAAGTTCGATCTGCTATGCTGGCCTCGATCTGTCTGCCAGCCGCGACCTTACAGCGTTCGTGCGTGTCTTTAAATCCGACGGCATTTATCACGTCGTGCCAAAGTTCTTTCTGCCAGCGACGGGGCTGCGCGAAAAAGCAAAGCTGGAGAAAGTGCCATATGACACTTGGGCGGATCAGGGTTTACTGACGTTGATCGACGGCCCTGTCATCATTCCAGAGGTCATTGCACGCGAAGTCGCGGAGGCTGACGAGGAACACAACATCACGATGCTGGCGTATGACCGATGGCGGATCAATGATTTCAAACGCGAACTAGAGAACATCGGAGCGCAGGTGCAGATGGCGTCGTTTGGTCAGGGATTTAAAGACATGGCCCCTGCCGTCGATAAGCTGGAGCGATTGGTTGCGGAGCGGAAGCTGCATCACGGCAACAACCCGATCATGAACATGTGCGCGGCCAATGCCATTGCGACCCGTGACCCTGCGGGCAACCGCAAGCTGGACAAGAGCAAAGCCAGCGGCAAGATCGACGGCTTGGTCGCGCTGGCGATGGCTCTGGGCGTCGAGGCGCAGGACGATGATGTTCTGGCTGTCAGCCCTTGGGACGACCCTGCGTTTACACTGGCTTCGTGATATGCTATTTTGCCTCAAACCATGCGCGTGGATAAAAACTTATGGGCCTATTTGACCGCTTTCGAAAGACGGAAGACCGAAATTTCGAAAACCCGAACGCTCCAGTTTCTGCGAGCGATTTCATGCAGGTCATGGGCTGGGGCGACCTTGGCTCATCCTCTGGCGTCACAGTCAC